TCAGTCATGGCCGGAGCTGCTGCCCGTCAGAAGTTGAATCACAGCTTCGTTTTCAAGTTTCCGCACTTTTTCAATGTCATCGAAGCGTTTTTCTGTCCGGGCGGTTTCAATCGCTTTCCGCGCTGCTATGGTTTTGGCGATATGCTCTGCATTATCCATGAATCGCTTTACGGTGTCCAGTTCATAGTGACCCAGCATTAAATGATACTCTCGGATGGCATTGGACACCATGTCGCAGGCAGCATATATAATGCGGCCTAAATGCTCGGCCTCTATGGCTGAAATGCTCTGCTGCGGATCATTTCCGAAAAATTCTTCCCATGCGTCATACAAAATGCTGGTCGCTATCTCAATTCCCGGCATAATACAATCCATGCCCAATTCAATGGTCATACGCTGCTCTGCGGATTTAATCATATCAAGCATTGTTGCAAACCTCCTTTTGAGGGATATTATCCATTGTATCCAGTGCGTCGCGGAGAAGCTGGCCGGCAGCTCTGATTGCGGCGTATAAGACATCGATGTTTTCTTCCATCCACTCCCGTGCGGCTTTGTCTAAATCGCCGCCAGTTTCTTTTGCATACTCCTCCAGTAAGCCCTTGCAGGTCGTGCAGTGAATCATCGGCTCCATAACGGTATCAAGCAAGCTCTCTGCTGCACATACCTGGAATTCTATCTGCTCCAGATAGTAAACGCCCTGTGCGGGAACAATAATATCTTTGCTCATAATAATCTCCTTGCAATTTCGGCGGGAGGCCGATATAATGATTTTACCGGCCTCCCTGTGGTGGTTGGTGGTTACGGCTCTCTGTGCCTTGCTTTGGACGGCGGTGGCGCAGAGGGCTTTTCTACCGCTTCAATCAGAGCCACAAACCAGCTGGTGAGCTGGATCGCTCCGGCAATGGCTATGATCGTCCCCATCATGCTACGCAGAACCGGCGGGCGGTAGTGGTCTTGGTGAACTGCTTGGCCAGCTCGGGCAGAGCCTTTTTCAGTGCAACGGTGTCGAGGCGGGCGGAAGTCACCGCCTTGTAGGTCACGCGCCAGTCAGTGCCGCTGATGGTGTCCACGCCCTCTGCATCCATGTGCCGCTTGATGGTGTCCTGGATGCTGCCGATCTCTGTCGCCAGCTCCTTCGCCATGCGGCGCAGCTTCCGAAGCTCCTTGATCTTGCTGTCCATTTTGTTGCTACTCATTATCTTTACCTCCTTAATTTTGCGGGGAACTCCGGCGGCAGGGGGCTTTGTGGCGTCTGACCGTCTGTCTGCTACTTCCACATCCAATCCTGCTCTTATAGGTGTTCTTGCTTTCCCTTGCGGTACTCCCGTCCACCATGCGCCGGTGTCTGAACTGTTTTCGTTTGTCCCTTGCTGTGAGTATATAATAACACTTGATAAGTACATTGCCTATTGACAGAATATATAATTATTAAGTGCAATATTTGTGCATGATTGTACTTGATAAGTGTTGCGCGTTTGTGCTATAATGCGGATAGTGGAAAAGAGCGCAACTTTTCGTTACCGTCCAGATTGCAGAAAGGAGACCGAGATCATGGCTGTATCAGAATCGAGAAAGAAAGCAAACCTGAAATGGGACGCTGCAAACCTTGACCGTGTATCTATCGCAATGCCAAAGGGCATGAAGGACACAGTAAAGGCCGCTGCTGCCGCTGCTGGTGAAAGCATGAATCAGTATATTATCGGCGCAACGGAGCAGCGGATAAGCGGAAAAAACCCACAGAACGTCGCAGAAGCGCACGGAGGCTCGAACGCTATCCTTGCCCCCGATACGCTCAAAATCGCCCAGGAGGCGGCACAGAGGGCTGGAGAGGATATTCCCGCCTTTGTGTCCCGTGCAGTCACGAACCAAGACCAGCGGGACAAGGTGGCGTTTGCGCTGAAAGCCAGCGCAAGGGAGCCGAACGCTCAAAACTGAGCAGCGGATTCTTGCCGGTGAGATGCTGCCAAAACCAGCGGTATCGGCTGCACGAATCTGTGCAAAAGAAAAAGCCCCGGAGAAATCCGGGACTTGACAAGGCGCAAATTGCATAATATTATTTTCTTGTCTGTTGCACAGAAGTATACAACTTCCTTATGTTGACAGTGATAAAATGAGAGGATCTGTTTTTACATAGCGCGAAGTATGCGTGGACTTATAATTCAATGAAAATAAGCTGTACTCGCATTAGTCATTTGCTCAAATCAAAATATAGTGCATTTTAGGGCAACTTTTTGCCATTCTGTATCGCGATTTGTATTGACTAAAGAACATAAAATGATTTATAATAGAAATGTGGAAACCCAGACGGTTGCCACAGGTTGATACCTACAACTGAAGATGGGGTTTAACCCCAAAGCTCAGTGAGCCATCTGTTAGCGGCAGACGGCTCACTTCTTTCCGTTATGGAACTTGTCCCACGCTTGAATGAGAACCCAAAATATGGACACAATCCAAAAAACTTCTTGAAGCACTCTTGTATCACCTCCCCGAGAAAAATTTCCCGCGAGGGCTATACACACGCCTCCACTCCGCGCTCGCGGGATGGAAGGCAACCGTCCTTTTAACCGTGAACCGTCTACGAAAGGAGTAAAAGCTCGACTGGAGACGGTGGGTTTCCACGGATTCCATTATACCATACGAATCGATAAAGTCAAATTATAAATGCGCTAAGGGTGATTCTCAATGGCACGAAAAGCAAGAAATATTATCTGCAAGCAAAAGGCTCACAGGATCGCCCTGTGAGCCTTTTTCGGTGGGTCACTCTGCGTCGTCCGCAGTATTGCTTTCCTCTGTGTCCTCTACGGCGGATGCCGTTACATCGATCACCTTACCCACAACATCATCCACACGCTGCTTCATAATATCGAACAAGCTGGCCATATTCTCACCTCCTCCCCTTATACCTTCAGCGGGCTTGCGCCCGTTGCGCGAATTACAGAGTTATTCTCCCTCACGATAGTGTCGAACAGCTTCTTTCCGTCCACGCTGTCAAGCACGATTGTTACATGAGTGTCACCGCCGGAAGTTTTTCCGACTTCCTCCCGGACGATTTGCCGGATCAAATCTGCGGGAGCTTCGATGTTCGTGCCATGCTTCTGATCGCCCAGCACCGCCAAAAACTCGCGGTTTGCGGGGAGGACTGCACCTCGCGCAAGGCGGGGAATCTGGAACTCCTTCAGCGGCTTAATGTTGGGATTGATCCCTTTCCCGCCTATGAACGGCACCCAATCGGGAACCGATATGTCGATTTTGTTGATTTGGGCAATGATCCAGTTTATGGCGCGGATGATGACATTCAGCACACTGGCGAAAACCCCGGCGATGGCTGTCGCAATGCCGGTAAACACTCGCTTGATGCCGTTCCATGCCCGTTCCCAATCGCCTGTAAAAACGCCCGCGATAAAATCGATGATCCCGCCCAAAATCTCTTTAAGGGTCGCAAAGGCTGCTCCGGCTAAATCCCTCACAAAGCTGAAGAGCCAGCTAAATTCTGTTTTGATAAACTCAATGATCCCGTGGAACTTGCCGCCGGTTTTTTTGTCCAGCCATGTCATAAACTTGTCTATGATCCCCTTCGCCCCGTCAATCAGCGAAAAGAGCAGATCCTGCGCATTTGCCAGGAACGAGGACAGGGACTCGCTTAACTGCTCGAAATCTCCCATGAGCAGCGCGGAAATGAATGTTGCTTCGTCCATGACCATGTTTTTGATCGCCGTTAGAGCATCCCCGATAGGTATTCCGGCAAGATTGAATTTCTCAATCACCCAATCGATGATGCCGCCTACCGCTTCGCCCACGAAAAGCACCATCTCGGAGATAAGCTCCCGGATGTGGCCGTCGATCTTCACCACCTGATCCAGGACGCCGCCCAAATCGCCCGACAGGAGCTTTTCAAACAGTCCCTTCACATCTGTAAATATATCCCCCACAATGGTGCCGATGGTTTGCAGCTTGCCCGACAGCACATCCAGCAGCGGCGAAGCACTTTCCATGCCGTCAAAGCTCGGAGTAATCGAACCTCCGCCGCCCGCGCTGTCCGCGCTGTCCGCGCCGCTCATAACCGTTAGCTCGTCAAACGGGGCAAGATATTTGTTTGCGTTCTTTGCGGACTTCCCGACGGAATCGATGGCCTCCGACTGCTCATACAGCCCCGCCGCGTTTTTGCTCATCTGGGAAAAGGACTTGCCAAAAAGCGCAGAAATGAGCCTTGCCGCCACATTGATGATCTTCGCAATAATATTTGCAAGTGCCGTAAATACCGGGAGGATGACCTCGATAACGGGCTGGGCGAGGGTGAGCAGCGCACCGCGCAGCCGCCCAAAGGCCGCCGACGCTTCGTCGTTCTGCTTCACAGCCGCACTCATAAGATCCTTCAGCTTTCGGAAAGCTGCCGCAATCACCGAGAACACAAGGGCGCGCTTTGCGATGTTCTTTATACTTGCGCCCAGCTTTTGGGCATAAACGGACGCTTTCTCCACAACGCTTGTCCCGCGTAGATTTGAAACAGCGGCGCCCGCCTCCTTTTTCACCTGCGCAAGGTTTTCGGCGGCTTTCTTCGTTGATTGCTCAATATCCCTATATTTTTTATCCAGGGTTTCCGCCTCTTTGCTCTGCTTTTTCTGCAGCTCCTCCATTTCCGCGATCTGTGCCTTGCACTGTGACAGCACCTCACTGCGCCGGATGAACTCCTCCGGGCCAAGATTTTCCGTGGATGTATATGGGTTCAGCGAGCTTTCGAGGCTCTTTGTCTCGTCCCGAAGCCGCTGCATCGTGCGCTCCGTTTCTGCCAGCTCCTGCCGCTTGCTGTCCAGCGCGGCTTTTGCCGCGTCCCGCCGGGATGTTTTGTCGGAATAGGCATCCTCCGCTTTTTTAAGCTTCTTTTGTAGTCTTTCCAGCTCTTTGCCGGCATCTTTTGTGTCACACTTTACGGAAATTACAACCGCTCCGTCCGTGTTAGTTTGTAGCTGCATAGCTTACCACCTCATAGCGTTCTCCTGTATTTTTTCAGATACTTCTCCAGCCGGGGATTGGAAAGCTTACGCTCCCGCTGGTAAGCTTTGTCACAGTCCTCCATCAAAGAAAGCAGGAAGTTTGCCCACACGGGAAATCCATCCACCAGGGCATAAGTGCTGACACTCCCAAAAACCTGCTCGGAAACGCCCTCACCCAGCAGATCATCGATGGTCTGTCGGGTTTTCCCGTCCATCTTGCGCATACCGCTGACAATCTGCTTCAGGTCATCGCTTTTCATATCCTCTTCCACGGTGTCGCCGCGGTTTTTCCACATTCCGTTCAGCGTTTCAAACGCGTCGGACAGGCGGCCGATAAACTCCGTGTCCGTGGGATTGATGCGGAACACATCCTCCACGCCGTTGACGGTGACTCTTTCTGTACGCCGGTATCAAATGTAAGCTCTCGCATAGAAAAATTCTCCTTTTTGTATTTTCTGCCGGAGCTGTCAAAACAGCCCCGTGCTTTTTATTTTGTGATTTGGACAAGCTCAACGGGAATCCGGTATTCCCGGCTTCCATCCCGGTATTGCGCAATCGGCTTGCCGCCGTTGCCCTCGATCTGTGCAATCAGCCGTGGATCGCAGGTGGAAACATCGGCGCATTTTTCATCATTCATCCAATGGATCGTTGTTTCTCTCATTTATTGATTTCCTTTGAAATATGTTCTTGTTACATCTGCCCGCGCAACATGGCGTTGAAAAGGGTATTGCTAGCCTTGCTGTCCTTTTTCTTCTCGCTCAGATCACGGGCGTACTGCTCAATCGTTGCACCCAGCGCAGAAGCGGAAATGCGTCCGGCTGCGAGGTCGCGGCGGGCGAGGTCTGCGGCCTCCGTGTCGATGTTCTTCTGATCTACGCTGTCGAGGCTCACACTGGCACGGATCGCCTTGTATGCCTCGCCTTGCGCTTTGCGCTCCTCCTGCTCCGTGCGCTGCCGCAGTTCAGCTTTCAGGCGGCTGCGGATAGATCGGTATTCGGGATTGCTTCTTTCCAGCTCGGCCTTTGTAGCCGCGTCCAGATATGCCTCCTCGCTGTCATAGTCGCTACGGCTCACAAGGTCAAGGGCGCTGCTCAGGTCAAGCCCCAAAGCGGCGCGGGCTTTCTCGCGGGTGCTTTCACGGGTTTCGATGCTTGCATTCAGTTCCATGTTCAAAATTCCTTTCGTTTTTTTAGATTATAGATCGATAACGATAACGGTGTCGCAGTCAGCCAAATATGCGCTTGCGGCCTGGTCTGTATCGAATACTTTCGTTGCTGCTCCGCTCCCCTTACAGGCCGCCCATGTGCCATCCGGCAGCAGCGACATGATCGCTACGCCGCCGTTTTGCTTCTGGGCTGCAATAGCCTGTAAAGCAGCAAGACGAGCTTTAATGCTGTTGTTCACCTATCAGCGCCTCCAATCTTTCGATTTTTTCCAAAATGTCGCTCATTTCCGTATACTTCACATTTTGCCGCAGGATTTCTGCCGATGCGTTTACCCTCGTCTGTGCAGGCGCGTTTTTGTCTCTCATGATTTGCGCCAATGTTTCCACAGCGGCGTGTGCAGTCGATTGCAGCGCATTTCTCGCCATCTCCGTGCGCTCTCTGCGGGTCTCCTCATATTTCCGTATAAATTCCGTCTCGCGTTTTCGACGGTATATTGTCTGCTCATTGATTCCCAGCTTGGCCGCTGCGCTCCGTGCTGTCGCAGATGTGAGCAGAGCCTCAATGATTGTCTCGTCGCGTATTCGTTTCATGTCCGAAACGCCCCCTTTCTGTCGTTGCTTTTTCTGACATTCGGCAATTCGTTGAGGAACAAATTCTTTATAGCTGCCCGCTTTCCATCCTTAGAACGGCGTTCTCCGTGCAGCTGGTATGGTTGGACACGAAAGCCCGAACCCCGACTCCGCGCAGTCCGGCGGAATAAATATCTGCGTCCGAATACGCAAAGGCCCTCAACCTCCGCTCCTGCCGTATCTGGCGGATCGCCCTGCGCTCCATCGTGTTCACCTCTGCCGGGGTGTGACCGGTGGCGGCTGCGATTCTCGCAACGGTGCGGGTATTGTAGTACCTCTGTCGGATCACTTCCCGAAGGTCATCGGGCAGAGCATCCAACGCTTCCTGCATGGCGGCGTGAAGCTCCTCGTGCCAGATTTCATTTTCTGTGACTGCTATGGGATCGGATGGGTCAGCAATGGTGTCGGCAAGGGTAAATCCCTCCGTGCCGGGCAAGGGTGTATCCAGTGACAATGCGCCCCGCATGGGATCATTACCCCGACGGCAGCCGGCGGCTTCCGCAAAGGCCGTGCGGAGGTAATAGGCATACCATGTCAGAAATGCGGCCTTGCTCTCATCGAACCGCTCCACGGCGGACGCAAGGGCTATGTATGCGCTCTGGAATAGATCATCTTCCAGTTGCTTTCCATACACGGAGCGTTTCACCTGCTGCCGGGCAAACCGCTCCACCCGCTCCCACAGCAGCGGCATTAGATCCTTTTCCCCGTCCCGAATGCGTTTTGCGATCTCCTCGTTGGTCAATTCGATTCCTCCTGCATTGCGGCGTGATAAAGCCGCATCCAGTCTGAAAGTGTCATGCAGACAAGCCACGGCGCACGGTTCTTTCTCCAAAACACGGCGGGTAGGCCGTCTTTGAATTTGCCGGTGTCCCGCTGCGCTTGCTCAATCCAGTTATAAAGTGCTTGCTGTTCCGCCCTTTTGCATTCGATGTGAATGCCGTCAAGTCCTGTCAGATCTGGCGTACTGCCATAGCTCACGGCCTGCCCCGGCTCTACGGGGTAACCATAGCCTTTAAGGATAGAGCATAGCTCAAGCTCCCCGGCGCGGCCTTTAGCCTGTGACCGTTTCCCGCACATCAATAACAAACCTCGTAAAATCGCATTTCACGAATCCGGCCGGAAAAGAAATGATTGATCCGATAATCGCAATTCTTGAAATCCGAGCCGAAATATGCGTCGATCACGGCGGGGTATGCCTCCGCGTCAATGTCCGCATAGCTGCCGCCCTTGTATTCCTGTGTGAGATACGGCATATCCTGGCATATCCGCACGATCTGGCTTGCCCGAATAGGCGGATGAGGGTGACCCATAGCTTGCTCATACGCTCCGAAAAAGTACCTGAACACCGACATACTTTCCGCGAAGGAATACGGCGTTTCGGGGTAAACGCTCTTGGCTATGTCCTCGAAACGTTCAAAATCAAAAAGCACAGTTTGCCTCCTTTCAGAAAATCCGTTATGAAAAGAAAGTTTGTTCCGTTTTTCAAAAACAGAGAGCAGGGCGGAGCGCGGTAGCGTTCCGCTCCCTTTTAACATTTTACCAGTCTGTATCTGTATCTGTATCTGCGTCTGCGTCTGCATCTATGACGATGCGTCACGAAATGTCACCGCTCATTTTTTTCAAGTAATACTCTTCGAATTCCTCGTCCGTTCCGTTTGGATGCAAACCTTTCCACCTTGTGTAAGTCATCCTTTTTTTGCCGTCCTTGAAATCCTCATAGCTTTCATCGACATACGGCTTTACAGAGGAAAAAACTGCAAATACAAGAGGAGCCATATCCACAACCTCTCCGTTCTCGAAATACTGAAAGATTGCTTTCATGGCTTGCCCAACTTCCGCATCGGGGACACTATCTATTAGTGCTTTTTGGTTCCGAAACATTTTAAACCACGAAGGCCTGCTCTCTTTTTTGTTCACGATCTATAACCCTCCTGTTACGCTGCGATTTTCACTGCAGCGATGAGCATTATTTTGCTCCCGCAGTTTCCCCAGCAAGGCCGGAACATCAACATAATATGTCGACCCACTCTTGATGTGTGGAACTGTGCCATTTTTGCAACCGCTGCGGAGAAAAAATTGACTTAGCCCAGTTGTTCGGCAAGCTTCTGAAATTTTTTGGTATGGCACCACCTCTATCACCTCCCCGCTAAAATAATGTCTGAAACACTTACGCCAAGACCGGCAGCCAGCTTTCCGGCGGTGCGCGGTTCACAGGTTCCGCGCCGGACGATGGTGCTGACGCTTTGCCGCGACAAGCCGCACTTTTCAGCAAGGGCGGATTTTGTTGCGCCGGTCTCAGCCAAAATGCGTTCAATACGAATTGCGTCGATATTCATCGTGCACCCTCCTTTTCGTTCTTTATAAGCACATTATAGCAGGCTGAGCTGTGCTTGTCAAGCACATACTTGACATTTGTGTGCTTTTAAGTTACAATTTGGATAAGTAATAATCGGAGGGGCTACTCATGGATTCGAGCAGAATTAGACTTGCGCGTAAAACTGCAAAAATGACGCAGGCGGAACTTGCGGATCGTATCGAAGTAAATCGCGCGACAGTTTCAAAATATGAAACAGGAGAAATAATGCCATCTGTTGAAATGCTTGGGCATATCTCTGATGCATTAGGCTGTGATATTGAATATCTTTTGGGATACAGCGAAAATATGCGTCAAACCCCGGAGGATAAGGCACTTGTTGAGGCGGTAAAAAGAGGAGATGCACGAACTGTAGAAAAACTGATGGGGCTTGAACAGGGCACGATTACATCACTTGAAAAAAATAAACCAATCATAGTTAATACAACACTTGACCCGGAATGGCAGCGAGCGAATCAAATAAACAGGAATGGAGCCGCAACCCAAGAGGAAATGCTTGAGTATTCGGAACTTTTTTTGCAGAGCATTGAAAAATCCCGATCCTGTATTGCGGAAATGAAGGAGAGGCTTGAAAAAATAACCCGTTGTGTAGCCACATTGAACGAGGAAGGCCTACAGCGTGCATTGGAGTTTGTGTCTGATCTTGCAGAGATTCCGAAGTATCGGTACCCGACAGACCCGAATGAAGACAAAGAATAAAGCCCCATGAACAACATAGAGCGGGGAAGAGGTGTGATATGTATTTCTTTTTTGATGATGAAGCAAAGAGCGAAGAAATGTTGGAGTATAGCGAGCAGACATTTGAGAGCATCAAGCACTATACCGAGGATGGACAGGAATTTTGGTATGCACGAGATCTGCAACATGCTTTGGAATATACGGAGTGGAGAAATTTTACAACTGTAATTGAAAAGGCAAAGATGGCTTGCCGGAATAGCGGGATAGACCCTAATGACGATTTTGTTGATGTCAACAAAATCGTAGAAGCTGGGGCGACGCATAAAGATATAGGCGATATCATGCTTTCCCGGTATGCCTGTTATATGATTGTTCAGAACGGCGATCCGCGAAAGGAGATTATAGCGCTTGGGCAGACCTATTTTGCAGTAAAGACGAGACAGCAAGAATTGGTCGAAGGATACGATCAGCTTTCCGAAGATCAAAAGCGGCTTGCAATCCGCAACGAAATGATTGAACACAACAAGTCTCTCGCTGAAGCCGCACAGATGGCGGGTGTTATTGACCCGCGAGATTATGCAATTTTTCAAAACAAAGGTTATCAGGGATTGTATGGAGGACTTGGTGCAAAAGAAATTCATGCGCGTAAGGGGCTAAAACCCAGCCAAAAAATACTTGACCACATGGGAAGTACTGAGCTTGCAGCCAATTTGTTCCGCGCTACGCAGACTGATGAAAAACTTCGAAGGGAGAACATTCGAGGAAAAGAAGCTGCTAATAGGACGCATTTTGAAGTTGGAGAAAAGGTGCGTCAAACTATCGCAGATCTTGGGGGCACGATGCCGGAAGATTTGCCTACTCCGAAAAAGAGCATCAAACAAATCGAGAGCGAGCAAAAGAAGTTAAAGAAAAAAGAGGACTAACTACAGGAGAAGAACTTATGCCGTCCACACGAAAAAAATTCAATAAGGCTGGGCAAGCCTTTTATGAAATCCGTGTCAGTCGTGGACGGGGCAAGTCTTATCTGACGCGTCGGTGGTATGTCCCTACGGGATGGAGCCAAAAGGCCATAGATCGTGAACTCGCATCGGTCGCAGCAGAGTTTGAGCGACAATGCAACGCAGGCGAGGTGATCAGCCGGGCAGAAAAACGCGAGAAAGCGATGCAGGAGGCCGCAGAATCCGCCCGTATTCTCACCCTTGAGCAATACGGGGAAAGGGTCTTTATGCCCACTAAGAGCATCACAATGAGCGAGAATGGACGCACCAGTTATCAGAGCTGTCTTGATAAAAGCGTTTACCCCAATTTGGGGAACATAAAAATGCCGGAGATCACTTCGGCACAGATTGCGGCACTACTTCTTGATATTCAAGCTACGGGGAAGGCACATTCCACCGTCATCAAGGTCTACACAGTGCTGCACAGCTTGTTCAAGATGGCATATATGGGGGATATGATCGACCGCAACCCAATGGATAAGGTGGAGCGACCGAAACCGCGCAAAGGCGAAACAAAGGCAGAGACTCCGGCTGCATACACGGCGGAAGAGGTGGGAACGCTTCTTGCCGCGCTGGATACTGAACCACTGAAATGGCGGGTATATGTCCGTGTTTTGATTGATACAGGCATCCGGCGCGGGGAGTGTTGTGCTCTGAAATGGGAAAACATAAACTTTGAGACTGGAGAGGTTGCTATTGCCGGAAACCTGTGTTATACACCCACAAAGGGAGTATACCTGGACAGCCCCAAGAATGGGCGCAGACGCACGGTGTATATCGGAGAGGACACGGTTGCACTGCTGCGTCAGCTTCACACAGAGCAGGCGGAAAAGGCGATAAGTGCCTTTGTTTTTACGAAAGAGGGCAGGCCGGAGCCAATGCACCCGCAAAGTCCGACTCGCTATCTAAAGAAATTGTCTGTCCGCTGCGACTTGTCTGATTTACACCCGCACAAGCTGCGGCACACCTTTGCGAGCGTGGCAATTACGAACGGTGCAGATGTTGCCAGCGTGTCGGAGGCACTCGGACATAGTGATAAGGCGGTAACACTTCGGATGTATACCCACGCCAATGCGGAGAGCGTCAGCAGAGCCGCACAGATTATGCGCGATGCTGTCAAAAAGGCTGCAAATAAGGGATGA